TCAACGCCGACCAAACGCCGTATCGTTAGGGTTTAACCAACGAAGAATTACTGGAAGGCTCGCCACTAACGCTGCATTTACAATTGCAGGTGCATCCCAACCTACTGCCAAATAAGTTGCTATTCCTGCGGCTAAGAAGCTTCTTGCCCAACTTGCTGCTACTGCCTTTGCTTGCTCCATTTAAGGGCTCTCCTGTCAATATAGGGATTTGAAACATACTGCCATCTGTATCGCCCTTAGCAGTAAAGCTAATATGAATGTGTGTCTTATGTGGATTTATGCCTGTGTATTTTCTCCACTTATAGTTTTTCTTCCAACTGGCAATTTTGCTGTTGAAGATGATGTAGCTGATTCTTTTATCAGTTCTGGCAAGTAGCCGTAACTGATCCGCCAAATCAAATGCTTCGGCTGGGTTGGTTTGCAGATTAGCGTTAATGTCAATGGCACGAACAATGCCTTCAGCAGTTGGATTGTGATCGGACTTACGCGCTGCATGACGTTGATCACCGAGCCACCCTTCTGGTGCAACTCTACTTCTATCTGGCCACGCATCATCTACCTGCTCGCGTAATTGCTGACCAGCTTTGCACAGTTTAGGCATTATCTTTATAGATTGTGCTAAAGGCCGAGCGCTGACTTTAGATCAGTTAGGTTAAGACCAACGCTTGCTAGTTTCTGCTCTACTGTTGGCTCAGGTGCAACTGTTGTCCCATTGTGTGCTGCAACTACCTGTGATGCTGCGGATTCATTATCGGTTTCAAAGCCAATAGTGCCATCAGCAAAATCAAAAACTTTATCAACAATAATACCCACTGCTGCTAATTCTTCTTTTAGTTCAGCACCATTTAACTTATTTGGTTTATTAAACTTTATCATTTTTTATGCTCCTAAATAATACAATGAGAATCTTTGTATGTGTTGGCCTGCTAAAGCGTTTAATGAACCGCCCGATTCTTGATATATAAATAACTCTAAATAATCTGCAACCGCTAAATCTAGTATTCCTGTAATAACTATTTGAGTTGAATAAGTTGATGCAGCATTTAATAAAGTGGATAACTGGTCTGTGCCGCCATTTTTCTTAACCTGAATTTGTCTAGGGCCTGAGCCAACGGCTGTGGTAGCAATTGCTGTTATTAAATACTTGCCGCCTTTGCCTGATGGAATTGTAAAACGCGTATTATTAGTTGAGTTGTCGTGAAACCCATCGGTATCAAACTCTTCTGCATTATAGCTAATAGTAGTATCAGTTGCATTTGAAATGCTTTGTGCAGTTGTTGTTTTGTAAGCAGTGCAACCGACAAAACTAGCACCGCCAGCAGCGCCCCACTCTGGAGCAGTTGCACCAGAATTGACTTTGAGAACTTGACCAGCAGTTCCAATGCCTAGCCTAGCTACTGTGTCTGCTGCTGTGCCGTAAAGTAAATCTCCAGCAGTAGTAATCAAATCAGTTGAACTGTTAGTAATAACTGGTATCGGCCCAGTACCACTTGCAATTGATATTCCTACGCCAGCTTGAACTTCAGTAATATCACCAGCATTACCAACATTAACCCAAGATGTGCCATTGTAAACTTCAACCGCATTTGTGTCTTGTAGGTAAGACATCATGCCTTCAGCCAATACGCCGCTTAATGCAGTAGTGCGAGCAGTAGAGCTGGCAAACACCATAACTGTTTGCTCATTCAAATAGGTATTAACCTGAGCTGCCGTTAACACATCGCCTGTGTTAAAGAGCTTATATCCTGCGCCTGCCATTTGTTCTCCTTAGTAGCTCAGCACGTCTTCACCTAGTATACCCGAAACATCGGAATCTAGGACAAAGCCTGCTAATAGTGGTTCGGTTGTGTATAGGGTAGTCATCCATGATGACTTGGTAATGTCGTGATGGATAGCATTTACCAGGCTTGATTGAACAACGCTAGTTGATCCTGGGGTGGTCTTAGTAACTGTTACTCCATCAAGCAATTCTATATCTACCCCTGCCAACGGCTTATTGGGGTTGGCATCATCGTAAAGGTTAAGCTGAATGCTATCTATGCGTATCTCAGGGTCTTTGCGTGTGGCTAGGATGCCTTCGGCTTGATTTAGGGCTTCAGCATCGGTCTGCACCAATATGCCTGAGCGTGTGCCTGAATGCAAGAAAAACTTGTCAATGGAATCTTGGTCAAAAGCATTCTGAGCTGTGCCACCAAGGCGTGTAATAGTTACGTCATTTATCAAGTTTGTATCATCTAGGGCAACTACTGCATTTGTGTATGAGATATCTGTGCCTTGGTCGCTAAACTCATAGACAGGGAATGCTGGAGCTGCTATAAGGTTGTTACGGCTTACAAAATTGACCTGACCATTACCATCTAGGAAGATGCCGCCAAATTCGCTCTGTTCTACGTTAAAGAGCGCTTGAAGGGCATCCCTGTCTGTGCCTGGGTCTGCTTGTAGGGTTGAATCACCTGCATCAATATCGCGCAAGCTAATAGGCCAATCAATCTCATCTAGGATGGCATTTACTCTTGCCCCTGACAATTGCACCCCTGAGCCTGGAACAGTTGTTATGCCTGAGCCTGCAAGCAACTTAAAGCCATCTACGCAGCGCAGGGTTACTGTGCTCAGTTCATCGTTGCCTTGCCTAAAGCCTGTGTCATAGTTAGTGATAAAGCCTGAGAATAGGAAATAATTTTGGCTGGCATAAGTAGCATAGATAATAATCTGCCTTAACGGAACAAGATTAGGATAATAGATGCTGGCAGGGTTGGTCGGATTCCAATCGCCATTCTGATCATACAAAGTTACATTGGCTGTGCCAGCTTCAAACTGTGATGTTATGCGATTGCGCCCACGCCTAATGGATACCTTGCTAACAAGGTTTGTAACCTCTAATGGCAACGTGCCTGAGCCAAGGGTATTTGTGCCTAATATGCCTTCAGTTGCGCTGCCTAAAATTAAAGGATTGATCTCAAAGGCAGTATCGCTATCAAAGTCAACAAAGACACGCAGTTGTGGTGCTGGCATTAAATTGCCCTACTTTGTAGCAGTAATCCTTTGCCTGTCTTTTGATATGTATATTGGATGTCGGTTATGACTTCAGCCAAATCCTCAGCAGATGTAACGTTGCCTTCAACAGTAACATTGATAGTAACTGGATTTCCTTCAGCATCTAAACCTAATTTGGTAAATAAATCTGAAAGAAGGCGGGCATTTTCTTCTGCTTCAATTGCAGCTAAAGCCGCCGCCGCTTCCGCTTCAGCTAATGCTGCTTCTGATTCGGCCAACAACGCTGCTGCATTATCTGCCACCGCTTCTGCTCTGATTGCTACGGCTACGGCATGTTCAATTGTTCCTTCTGGAAATCTTGTTTCTGGCCAACCTGCGCTAGTCATACCCGTATTCTGACCAGCCACCTGCCCATTAATGTAAACATTAGTCGCGTTGACATCCATACGTTCTAACTTGGTAACTGTCATCTTTTCTTGGTCAAGCTTCAAACCTTTTTCAGCAAACAAGGTTTCAATGGGAATCTTAATGTTTAAGGTTTTTAGCAATTCTTTAATCCGTGTGATTGTGCCAGGCCAATCAGCAAACGGATCGCCAACCATTTCATCAAGACTATCAAGCAACGTTGCCAATTCAGCAGCAGCAGCCTCAGCCTTGATTAACTGACCTTCTAAAATAATCGCTCGCTTAACATCCTCATCCAGAATGGCTTGCATCAACTCTAGTCTTAGGCGCTCTACATCGTTGATTTGACCGCCGAGGGCAGCAGCAATTTGTATGCGATCCATTTCAAATCGTTTATTTAATTCGGCAAGTATGCCTTCTTCTTGTTTCTGTTTTTTGGCAGCAGCCGCCATGGCTTTCTGTTGCTTAGTCTGTTGCTTTAACAATGCCAAGATTTCTTTTTGGCGTTTGAGCGCTGCTTCTTCAGCCCGCCTTGCTTCATCAATCTGCGCTTTTTGTGTGTCTTGACTAGATTTAGTAACAGATATGTTGCCCATGCCCTGGAAACCTTTAATCTGTTTTAATAGGTTAGCGGCATTTGAAGGTGAAAAGAAGGAAATGCGATCTTCAATAAAACCAAATATGTTGCCTAAAACACCTGCGCCTGGAATCTTGCCTAATTCTCTAATTAGATATGCTGTTGCCGTAATGTTGTTGGCAATAGCATCTCCAAATCCTTTCATTTTCTTTGTCGCACTTTCAATGGAATTATCGGCTGACAACATCTCTAATGCGGTTATCAAAGACACGCCAATTGTTTCTGTTGCGTTGGATGCAGCTACATTTAGCAAGTTCATCTTGCCTTCAAAGCCTTCAACTGAAGCTGCGCCTTGGCCTGCAAATTGCTGCGAAAGGATTGTTACAACTTGATTAAAATCCATCGCCTTTAACTCGGCATCTGTGTAAGCCAAGTTCAAAGTCTTTAAGCCTTTAGTATTTCCTAAAAATGCTTTTGTCAGGATGTCAACAACTGAGTTGATGTCTTTGCCTGAGCCAGCAGACACGTCAAACGCAAGACCTAGCAATTCCTGTGAACGGCGAACTGATCCTGTTATCTGTGCTAATTGTGCAAACGCAGGTCTAAGCTCATCATCTAATATGCCTGTTTGTTCTTGCAATCTTTGTATAAATTGTTCAACATCTACTTTAGCGTAAGCCAAGCCAACATTGTTAAGCGATACCGCCAAAAGTCTTTGTGATTTAATGTCTGCATTAGCAGCAGATATGGCTTTCTTGCTATAAGCGGTTATAGCAGCAGCGCTTAGCGATACGCCTATTACGCGACCTAATGACTTGGCGCTTTTCTCTAGTTTGCCAAACGCTTTATCTGCCTCGGTAAATCCCTTTTTTTGGAATTGTCCAATGATATTAATTAGAATATCTGAAGAAGCCATTACGCCACCAATTTCTTGCTCTTGTCAATTTCGCGGCCTACTTGCACATTTGCAACGTCTATGGCTTTCATAATGGCCTCTAGGGCTTTGCCTCGGTTGCGCCAATATGCTGCAAACAATAAACGGCCTGTGGTCTTTTGTCCTTGCCCTTTGTAATCTTTTAATCCACCAATGTCATTCATAGCGCCAATAAATATGCGACCAGCATTAGGGTTATTTGATTCGCTGCGTGATGACCCTGAAGGGTTTGCTCTACCAGCAGTTTCAATTATCGCGCCTGCTGCTGATCTATTAAACAAAGTAAACATGGAAACAAAACCAGTTTTGTCTTGTCTGTTTTTTGCTAAAGAATAAGTCAAGCCTTTTTTGATTAGGCTAGGATTGTAACTAGGAAATGCCCTAGCCCTGCCTGTTCGGCTCTTGCGTTCTCTACCTGTATCTTTCCAGTTATACAAATTGCCAGGTGGACTATTTGGCACTTTACTTTTAGCATCATTGACAATGGGTTTTAGTTCTGCCCTAACTTTAGTATCAAACTCTTTGAGCAGGTTAGTATCGTAATTACGCAAAGCTTTTCTAAGCCCTGCGATTCCTTCTACTACGACTGGCATTTTCTCGCTCTCTTGCCTGCTGCTTCAAGACTTCATAAAAAGCCTTTAGCAAGTCTGTGTCCATATTAATAAACTCGCTAGGCGCAATTCCTGTGTGAATGCTCAGTTGAGCAATCCTATATGTAAAGGAATCGCGCGTTAGCCATTTGGGGAATCGTCTGCCACCACATCTACCGCAGCTAAAGTATCAAGAAACGCTGCGCCAAAAGGTTTGACGTCAGGCGCATCTGCGCGGCGTAGACATTCCCATGCAAGCCAATAGATATGTTCTTGCTTCTCATCCTCGCGAAAAGCTTTGTGAAAACCTTTGCGGAACTGCTGCTCAAAAGCATATTCAACAGATGGCGTTAAAGAGTGTGTGCTCTTAGTTCCATCAGCCCTTGTTACTATTATTCTTGCCATGTTGCCCCTTTGTTAAATTAGAACGTGCCTGTGTCGGCTACTGTTACTACTGAGTTTACAGTAAATGTGATGTCCTGTGTTGACATATCGCCGACACCGCCGTTAATTGGTGTTAGATTGTTGACCAACAGATCGCCACTAAACAGCTTGTTTGTCGCTGATACTGCTGAACCTTTGTCTTGCAATAACTTCCAAGCAACAGTTGTGCCATAAGCATCTGACAATGTATCAAGCACGGAAGCAGCAGCTTGGTCATTCAAAAATGACACAGTAAGGGTAGCTGATTCTAAGCCTTTTACAAATTTGTGTGCAGCATCGCCCATCGCGCTGACCTCAAGTTCGTCAAAGGCTTGATTTAGCGTTACGGATGTTACATGATCCGATAAATCCACGGATGCAATTTTTACTCCGACTTTGTTATTAAGCGTGATTGCCACGGGTTACTCCTCATCTTTCTTTGTTGGTTTTGGTTCTTTCTTTTCTGCGCTAGGGGTAACCTGACCAATCTTGATCAGAAAAGCCTCACGCTCTTTGTCATTATCAGCCATTGTGTTAACTCCAATCGGATAGAACGCTGATTGATACTTCACCAGACAGCAGATCGCCTGCTGTTCCAGTTAAGACTGCTGGGGCGCTGAAAGTGCCAATTGTATATGCAATTGATGATGCTTCCAGCTTGTTTACTATATTTAGATAATAATCTTCAATGTTAATTAAGTTGCCTTGGTTGTCAAACATAGGTGCTAACACTATTAGCTTAAAGTTGACCTTAGGCTTGATTGCTTTGTAATGATCGTTGCTTGGCTCAATGTATGGATCACCAGGTTGCACCACTATGCTGTTAGCAAGCGGTGTGGCAGGTGGGAAGGAAAACACCTGCCACGCCGTATTGTCAGTTAGCGCAGTTGCGATTGTTCCCCGTAGGGTAGAGATTGCTGACATTATCCTACTTGACCGCCTGGCGCTAAGTGATCCGCAAGTAAACCGCGAACACGTGCCATTAGTGTGTTG